GGAAGCTTTACGTTCTATTGGCTTACTAGACGATGATGCACATAAAGACATTACAGAGATGCGTAGCTTGTTGGAAGCATGGCGTGATACTCGTAAGTCTATCTGGTCTACACTAGTAAAATTAGTTACCGTTGGAGTCCTGACATTTATTGCAGGTGCGGTATGGATGACAATGGGTAAATAAAGGTAAAGTATAATGGTAGAAATTATCGAAAAAACAATGACAGAGTCTGAATACAAGGCTATGTTAGACACCTCTGATTACCGTTATACGGCAGGTGATGATAAAGCATTTACTAAAATCACTATTGTTAATGATACATCTGGACGGGTCTTTACTGAGAGACTTATAACACCTAGATTAAAAGAAGACGGTACACGATACGAAAGTTGGGGTAGAAGCACTAGTTTTGGTTCAACTAGTTATGGCTCTACTGCTGAAGAATCAGCGGCAACATGGGCTAAAATGAACAGTGGTAACCCTGATCTTGCTGCAGAGGGATACCAACAAAAAGCTAATCACATAATAAATACATTTACTTCTCGTGGTCAGAGTGTTGAACAAGCAACTAAACTAGCTAATAGTCTGACTTATAACAACACCAAAGCTATAACAGATATAACAGGGTTAGATTTTCAAAAAGCAGTTAGGCTAAAGGGTGGATATAATTTACAAAGAAGTCGAAATTTAGACGCTATTATTGCTGCCTCTAAAGTAGAAGGCAAGTTAAGTGGTTCTTCTTTCTTAGATAATATGAGGAAAGCCAATAACCAAGTCTTACGTAGAGGTCTTCAGTTAGACCCTATCTCTAAAGAGAAGGACGAATACGGTAGACCTGTAGACCCTAACGGCACACTAGACGCTAATGGAAATGTAGTTGATGGTAGATTTGCTCAAAACAGACCTAATTTAGTTAAAATATCAGATAACATATACCTAAACACTCAGACTGGTTACTCTGTAGCTGCAGCAAGCAATGGTGCTCTTCTAACTCAAATAACAGGTAACACACTAGATCAAATGTGGGCCTATGGTATTGGTAGAGATCAGTTCCAAAAAGTTAGAGACTATGCTAATAACTCTAATATTAAACTAGTTGGCCTAGAGCAGCAAACTGTTGATAAAGTAGATTGGGATTCTGTACAAACTACTGCAGGAGATACTAGCTTCTTAGTAGATTACCAAGCTAGCATTGAAAGTGAACAAACATTACGTTCGCCTGAAGCAGCTAAACCTGAAGACGTAGTGCCTGGAACTACAACAGTAGCTACACCAGAACCTACTTACGATGAAACACCTACTGCTATTCCTGTAGATACAACAACAACTGAAGAAGCACAACAACCAACAACACCTTACGCTCCCATAACACCTTATACTCCTACACCTACTACACCGTACACTCCTACCCCGACTACAGTAACAGGACAGCCTGTAGGAGTAGGTGTTACACCAACAGGTGTGTACCCACAAGCTCCAGTGACAGGTACTATGGGTACACCTTTGCAGACTGCAGGGCTAAGTGCTGTACCTCAAACAGTACAGGTACGTCCTGACTACACAGGTACAACTATGTCTAACCTTACATCACAGTCACAGCGTGGCTTTGGTGGACAACGTACTTATGAGAATCAGTTTGGTCAAAGAATTACTGTAACTGTAGATGGCTCAGGAAAACCTATTACATACTTACCTCCAGGTTATGATAAGCTAGTTACAGGAATGGCTGAGGGTGGTCTAGTAGAAGCTGAGAAGAGCATGGCATCTAAGTTCCTTGGCTTCAAGGGTGGAGACTTAGAGAAGTTCTTAGAAGCTAACCCTGCTGCTGCAGCTAAGATGGGTAAATACCGTACAGCACTACGTAATAAGATGACACAGAAAGGTACTGTGTTTGCTCAAGAGGGTACTACTGTTATTCCTGCTGTTAGTTCAGCAGCAGCAGACCTGTCTAATGTAACAACACTTGGCGCTGGGGCTGCTGAAGGTGCTGATCCTTATCAAGAACAACTAGCTGCAATGCAACGGGGTGCTATTCAGCAAACCATGCAGCCTACACAAGCTGCAGTAGATATGCTACAACCACAAGATGCTGATTTTATTGCGTCTACTGCAGGTCAAACAACTGCTGTGGCTCCTATGGCTGAAGCTGCACAAGTAGGTACTGTAACACAAGCGCAGATGCCTATGACCACTGCTGCTGGTACTATAACACCTACTACAGTTGCTTCTGATGTACAGGCTGAAACAGAAGCTATGCAACCTGTTACAGGTACAGTATCTGAACAAGCACAAGTAGATGCTGCTCAACAAGTAGGTACATCTTTGTCAGGCATTGATGCTGCACAGGGTAACGCTATCTTGATGGACAACCCAGTACAACGTCAGATTGAAGACGGTGAGCTTATATCGGGTGTAGCTAATGCTGAAACTGCTGCTGCGTTCACTGAACAAGTACAAGCTGCTACTGCTACACCTTCTAATAAGGCTACTGTAGCTGGACAACTAGAAGGTCTTATGCAGCAGTTTGAGGGTGGGGAGACACCTGCTTGGGCTGCTGGGTCTATGCGTACAGCGATGCAGACACTAGCTGCTCGTGGTTTAGGTGCGTCTAGCCTAGCAGGTCAGGCTGTAGTACAGGCTGCTATGGAAGCTGCGCTACCTATCGCTCAGATGGATGCACAGACTACAGCGCAGTTTGAAGCACAGAACTTATCTAACCGTCAACAACGTGCAATGCTAGCTGCACAACAACGTGCTACATTCTTAGGTCAAGAGTTTGATCAAGCTTTCCAAGCTCGTGTACAAAACTCAGCACGTATTGGTGACATTGCCAATATGAACTTTACTGCTGAACAGAACATTGCCTTAGAGAACTCTCGTGCAGCTAACACAATGAACCTAACTAACCTGTCTAACCGTCAAGCTATGGTTATGGCAGAGGCTGCTGCATTGTCACAACTAGACATGGCTAACCTAAACAATAGACAACAGGCTGCTGTGCAGAATGCTCAAAACTTCTTGCAGATGGATATGGCTAATTTGTCTAACGAGCAACAGACTGCTATGTTCAAAACTCAGCAAAACATTCAAGCTATGTTCACTGATCAAGCTGCAGAGAATGCTGCTTCACAGTTCAACGCACAGAGTGAGAATCAGACTAACCAGTTCTTTGCTAACCTATCTGCACAAACATCACAGTTCAATGCAGCACAACAGAATGCTATGGATCAGTTTAACGTGAATAGTGTTAATGCTCTACGTGAATTTAATGCAGAGATACAGCAACAGCGTGACTTGTTCAATGCACAGAACGGTCTTGTAGTTGCGCAGTCTAATGCACAGTGGAGACAGAATATTGCTACATTAAACACTGCCGCACTGAATGAAAGTAATGCTGAGTTTGCTCGTACTATAAATGGTCTTACAGAATTAAACATGAGTCAGATATGGCAGCGTGAGCGTGACATCATGAGCTTCGCATTCCAGACAGCTAACAATAACGCTGACCGTGCTACAAGCATTGCTGTACAAAACATGATTAGCAATGCAGCTAAAGATACAGCAGCAGCTACTAAAAGCGCTGGGTTTGCTAAAGCTGCGGGTACTATCATTGGCGCTATCGTAACAGGATAATAAAACATGGCAGAATTTAACTATGATATGTTTAGCTTGGGGACTAGAGCTAAAGATAAACTAAGAGAAGTATCCCAAGAAGGTGCTGTACCTGCAGGTATTGGTGCTAAACCTGCTGATGAACAAGAGCCTATGGATAAAGGCTTCTACGAAAGTATGTATGATGCTATCGTGACTTACTTCGATAACGCAGAAGAGGGTGATCGTGTTCTTACAGCTAAAGAGATTGACAAGGATCGTACTAAAGAGGATGTCCTACGTGAGTTTGATGCGCTAGATAGTTTATTATCTGAGGATACAGAGACACCTTCGTTAGACTACTTTGATGAAATAGATGTAGACACACGTGAAGAGATGACAGATGCACAAGCTAAGAACTTACGTGAAGTAGCTACAACAGAGTTTGGTCAGCCTTTAGAAGGAGAGCTTAAAGATGTCACAGATACGGAAGAAGGTAAATTAACTAATGTTGGACCTCTTGAAGAACTGGCAGAAGATATTGATCCTGGTACTATTGACACTGAGCCTCTTGATGCTGATGGGGTGCAGCCTACCGATGGGAAAGGCTTAATGAGTCCTCGCCTTGATATTAAGGGAGAGACACCAGAGAAACCTCGTATAGGAGATGTTAACTTCAACCCTATAGAAGAGTCTATTAAAGAAAAGACTTCTCAGTTTTATCTCGACATAGGACAAAAAGCAGAAACAGATCACGGCTCTGTACCAAAACCAACAAATGATACGGCTGAGAAAGATATACCTGAAGCACAACGTAGTAAAGATGTAGGGTTTGGTCACAAAGTAAAATCTTCAGAAGAAGCATCTGGTGAAATACATGGTATCAAGTTTAAGAATGAAGATGGTACATACATAAAACTAACAGAAGCACAAAAAGTAGAAATACTTAACAAAGACATGGCTGCAGAACTAGCCTTAGCACGTAATGGTTACGATGGAAAAGAGGGATGGGATGCAAAGCTTAAAAAGCTAGGTATTACATGGGATGAACTAGACTATAAATATCAAAACGCTTTAACATCTTTAGCCTATAATGTAGGTGGTGCAAAAGCAGGTACAGGTTGGACTAAAGTATTACAAGCTGCAAAAGATGGTAACGCAAAAGAGTTTGCGAAGCAAATGCGTAGAAAAGACTCAGGTAAAAACACAGCAGGTATGGATAACCGTGTTGCTAAAGAACTATACTATGCTGGTATTATATCAGGGTTAGATGATGTTTCGTCTGTGCTGCCTTTAGCAGATGCTACAGTCTCTGGTGTACCACAAAGTGGTGACACATAATGTTCGGTTTACCCCTAGAGTTAATTACAATGTTGTTCTCCACCGTGCTAGGTGGGGTTATGTCTATCTGGGGGCAGTCCATGAAAGCCCGTCAGATGCAGAACGAGATGCTCATGCAACGTGCAGAGTTTAACCGTAGTGCTGTAGCTGATGCACGTGA